TATTTACCACCCAGTTGAACCCAACCAGGGGTGCCATCAGAAGCGCGACTCTTAGTAAACCAGTCACGCAAAGAACTATCACCACTCTTGTTTTCATCAATAAAATCCTCCTTTACACAAGATCCTGGAGCAAATTTTTTAGTTCCTTTTTTTCTTTTATATCCATCCCAACATTTTTCATTCAAACCTTTAATCCATTCATCTGGAGTTTTATCATGTTTTTTAACAAATGCATTATGAAGTTCTTTTGCAGTCATATCATGTTCTTTCATAATATTACGCATTAGTTTGTCAATAGAATCATACGAAGTATCGTCTAGTTTTTTAAGTCCACTTTCAAGTTCTTCAATCGCATCTTCATTAATTGGTTGAGTAAAACTCTTGAATTTATAATCACTACCCTTAATAATATCAACAACATGTGCGAAAGTTTTACCATTTGCATCATGAAGTTCTGTCCATTCTTCTTTTACTTTCTCCATCTTTTTAAGTTTGGAGTAGTAATTTGGAATTTCATCTAAATGTTGCAATGCAATATCCATTGCTTCATCATTATCTGTAGTATGTTCATGCTCAATCTTCATCCCCATCTCAAGTTGTTTTTGGATGATTGATGGAGATACTTTATGCTTTTTTGCTATTTCTTCTACTGATTTATGACCTTTGAATCCTTCTTTAACTTCTTTCTTTCTTTCAGTATCATCTTCACCATGGGAAAGGTGGTCAGCTACCGTATCAAGATATTCTGCAGCTTTTGTAATTTTTGATTGAACCCATGCTTCTAAATCGCCTTCACCTTTGAGTTTAGTCATCAATCTGGTGATTGCAGCCTGTGCAGTTTTAAGTTCTCCACGAGCCATTGAGAACTCAAAATCTTCTCCAAGAGGTGCAATAGTTTCTAGGTCTGCAATAATAGACCACTCTTTAAAGGTGAGTTTATCCATTTATTTTTATAAGTTTCCTATTTTTATTTAGATAGATCTGGATTCATGGAACTTTTCAAGAACTTTTGAAGTTCTGCAGTGGATCCCAAGAACACTGCATTATTAGTCACATTTGTAGGAGCCGATCCTTTTTGTTCCTGATTAATATCTTTCATCTTCTTCTGAAGATCAAGGAGCTTATCAGTAACATCTCCAACATTTTTAATGAGTTGTCCAGCAACCTCATAGGCTCTTGGAGAATCGGATTCTTGTGCAAGTTCCAGAATACCATTAATTGCTTCTTGACCTTTTTCTATGATAGAATAGAGTTGACCTCTAGAATACTCATAATCTTTTTGAAGTTGATCTAAAGATTCTGTAGGTTTAATTATTGTAGGTTCGGACTTAACGATTTCCGACTTAATTGGGGTTGTTTCAATATTCAAAGCCTTATCGATGTCTTCAAAACTCATACATCAATCCCCTTTGTGGTACTGTAAATTCTACCGTCACTAAAATCATAACGACTTTCACTAAATCCAAAATCATCATCAAGATCAATTAATTCATCATCATCATCGTTAATTACGTTAACTGCAGTTCCAGATGCATGTGTAGTAATTGTAGATCCATCTTGACCTCTGTTTACTAGTAAAGTATTTCCAGTAATTTTACGTATGTACATTGATTCATCATCAATTTGAATATAAGAATTAACCACCAAAGAAGTTGCATCAGAAACATCAAATTGTGACATTTCTTCACTAATATCTTCAGAAATTATTGTAATTTCGTCATTATTATAATCTCTAAGTGCTCTAGGTTCTGCAACATATCTAAGTTGTCTAGAAGCATTAACTCTATTCGTATCGGTATAGTAATCGACCTGAACCTGTTTGATTAATGCATCATTATTGTTACCAACAGGTCCAAACAGATATGTTTTTGCTGTAAAATCTAGTGTATAAATTAAAATTCTTCTAGTAGTGAAATCTCCTTCATATTGATCATCCATGGTGATTCTATCAAGAATCATTGGAATATCTTTCTTTTCTCCAATACTTGATACAAGATCCACTGTTAAATTAAAATGTGGTTGAAAATATGGTAATATTTGTTCTACTACTTGTAATGCATCTTCATTTAATTTAGCCATAATTGAAAGTCTAATGTTCACATTGTATGGAACAGGCATAAAGACTTTGGATATTTCATTATTACTTTTATCTAAAGCCTTAAAAGTTTGCATTGTAGAAGACTTTCTACTAGAATCATATTGTATCCCAGTCATCTCAAATGACATTCTTGGAAGAGTGATTGCAACTCTTTTCTTTAGATCTGGAACCTGTTCAATTCTGGCTAAAAACTTTTGTACTGGACCATAAGCAATTGGGACAGTTAAGATACTAAAATCATCTCCTGCATTATCTTTGTGTTTGATTTTAATATCATTAAAAAGTGTACCGAAAGCCACGATGGTCTTTCTCAATATTTCGTGATAAAAATAATTTGAGATCATTACAAGTTATTGTGGAGTAATAATTATTTAGTATTCACCAAAAGGATTCCTTTGATTAAAATCTACAATATTGTCTGCTGCATTTTCAATTTCAATGTTCTCTGCATAAGCATCTAAGAATTCATTTGTTTGTATAGTTGATACTTTATAACTTGCTGCAACTCCAACAATAGATTCGCCCTTTGCAAAAGTGCCATCCACAACTGAAAGTTTAAGTACCCTATTTACATAATCCCAACTCTTCACATATCCAGTAGTTCCCGTTCTAGAACCAGTAACGACTTCATTGTAATCATAATCACCAAATGTTGTTGCAGTAGGATCTGTAAAAGATATTGTAGGAGTAAATGTATATCCGGCACCAGCATTTGAATAACGAACCGCAACAACAACTCCATTTGAATTGAGAATTGCTTCTGCCTGAGCATTATTAATATTAGATGAAATTCCAGGGCCAGATGGGATGAATATCTTTTGAATTGTTATTTGTGGAGTAGTAGTGTACCCAACTCCACCAGAAGATAATCCAACCACTCCGAGAACTCTTGTGTTAATTACTGCAGTTGCAATTCCACCAGATCCACCGCCTCCAGAAATAGTTACAATTGGAGGTTCAGTATAACCAAAACCTGGGTTTGTGATAAGAATTCTATCAATCGCAAGTTTTTGGTTCGCACTTCTACTTGTCATAATTGCAACAGCAGTTGCTGTCAATCCGCCAGCTGGTGCAGTAGAAATCGAAACATTTGGGGCAAAAGTATATCCAGATCCATCATGGACAAGATCGACATACTGAACTGACTTGGAATTTGGATTGGTAGTTGCAAATCCAACTGTAGCCACTGCAGTTGTTGCACCTGATCCAACCATTTGAATAGTGTAAATATTTCCAAGATCCTTAATGGATTCATTGATCTCTATTCCAGTAGAATCAACTTCAGGAACATCAATAATTTCATCTTCATATTCAAATCTTTCACATCTCAATTCATAAACATAAAGATTATTAAGTTGATAGAAAGGTTTCTTACCTTCAACATATTTAATTTCAAATAAAGATTCATCAAGAGGGAACCAAATCAAATCTCCTTCTTGCGGTCTATATGCAACTTTTCTTTCATCTTCTGGCCATAATTTCAATAATGGAGATATAAAATCATCATATCTTTCCTTTGAAATGACAAGATTTATTTCATCATTACTCCTGACACCAAACTTTGTAAGAAGATCTCCATTACCACTGAATCCTTCAAAATTCATCAAATATGCTTCAATACGAAAACTATCATCAAATTTTGATGCAGTAACTTCTTTGATGACGGTATTTTCTCCAATGATTCTTCTAGGCATGTACAGAACATCTTGTCCATACATTTTGAGTTGTTCATTAATTAGATCTTGAATAAGTCTCTGCTCACTCGGAGATCCTTGGAGAAAATAAGAATTGAGTGGTGACATATTAACCTATGAGATCAAGTGGTGGTAATTCGTATTCATCCTTAAGTTGTTGTTCCAATTTCTCTACTTCTGCAACACCATCGTCATATATCTGCCTTCCATTCAATTGAACTCCACCTGGAAGTAAAACTCCATTGAACTTAATCATATTTTGTCCCCACTGTTTTTTAATTAATGCAGTGAGGTATTTTTTTAACCACCAATCATTATAGAGTTTTGGTGCATCTGAAGGATCTACAATTCTATAACAATCAATAATTACATATTCATTTTCACCAACTTGAGACCAATCAATATCAAGATATAGTTTATGATTCTTTTTATTGAATCTAATTTGTGCATGGGGATTTAAAAGAAAATCCAAATCTTCAAGATATCTTTTAACCATTGCATAGTTTAAAAGATCTAACGCACCATAGTAATAAACATCATTTAAGAACAACTGATATTTAATATTAAAAAGACCATCTGAGATTGTACTAGAATTAATTTTAAGAATATTATTTACACCAATAATAGAGTCTGGAAGTGGAAGATAATTAACTCCCTCAACGTAAGTAAGAGAAGTCAACCCAGCTCCAACAACACTACCAGAAGTAGATGCAGAACCTACTGGACCTGGTTGAGCCAGAGTTGTTTTAGTTGCAGGAGTGAGCTTATGTTTTAAAAATACACGATCAATACCATCAAAATGACGCTCATGATAATATTGAATTGCATCATCAATTAAATTATCAATCTGATCATCGTCTACATTTATTTCTAAAACTGGCTTTCCTAGTTGTTTGAGGCAATAGTCTTTCAACTCCGCTCTACTAGATGGTTGCGCCATAAAAAAAATACCCCTAGTTTCCTAGAGGTATTTATAATTTATGGGTTGGGTTTTCACTCACCCTTTAGTTTTTTGATTTCATCGCGGAGTTCGTTGATTTGAACTTGTTGTTCCTTAATTGCCTCGATTAAAACTGCAACAATATTGCCATACGCAACCGTCTTCATTCCGTTATAATTCTCAAGTACAACCTCAGGAATTACTTCTTCAATTTCTTGTGCAATAACACCAATTTGATGTTCATCAGAATCAATCCTATCATATGTTACACCGCGTAAATTGAGAACCTTATTGAGAGCATCATCTATTGTTTTGATATTGGTCTTTAATCTAATATCAGAACTGGCAGTAACTGTACCGTTTACACTTAAGTTAGCAGCACTAGTTAATGTCATTCTTGTGTTCATTGTATTATCAGTGCCGGTTTCAGTACCGAAATACATGGTATTGGAACCATAAACAATAGCACCATGTTGACCAGTGCTTCCACCAAACACCATACCAGGAGCACTAAATCCAGTTGTAGATTCTGTGACTTGTCCACCACCAAAAGCGGTAATGTTTGATGGATCAAGAGCAATACCAGTTCCCGAAGTTACGTTATTACTAAAGGATCCAGTAGTACCACTAACGGTAGTTACAGTCAACGCGCCCATACTGAATTCGCCAGATGCACCACGTCTTACGATAGTATTTCCAGTATTTGCTGTTGCTGTTGCATAACCTTCAAGGAGTGAAGCATTAAGATTAGATACTTGAGTCGTGGAAGAAACCGTAAATGGTGCCGTTCCTGTTGCAATGGTAGAAATTAATCTTGTGCCTTGAACTGTAGATGTTGCAGTAAATGCGCCGGCGCCAGTTAAGGTAGCTGCGGTCGTTGTTCCACCGTACCATCTGAATTGTTCAGATGTTGTTGGAACTGAATGCCATAATGTAGATCCTTCAATACCTGCTGCATAGTCTGCACTAGATCCCCCGAGACCGGTATAGTAAACAACTTTTGTACCTAGACTTCTGGTTGTAAATGCTGGAGCAGCAACACCAGTAACACCAAATGTAATCCAATTATTTGTTGCACCACTAAAGGTTAATTGTGCAGATGTTGTAGAACCACCACCATTCAGTGTTAGAGTTGTTGCAGTAACCGCTCCAGTAGTAAATGCACCAGAAGATCTAACAACAACGCTATTTCCACTCGTATCATTGGAAGAAGTATTTAATCCATCAAGTAAATCAGCATTCAGATTAGTAACTAGAGTTGTAGACGCAACTGTGAGTGGTGCAGTTCCTGTTGCTACATTGGAGATTAATTGAGTAGCGGTAACAGTTGAAGACGCAGTTAATGTACCACCGTTGCCGATAGTTACTGGTGTTGCTGTATTTCCACCACCATAAAGTCTTGTGTCACCCGAGTTAGCATTTCCATAACCAATATACATGCCATCACGATTACTTACAGTGTTATTGTTTCTCATAACTCTGAAGTTCATGTAATCATCACTATTGTCAAGCATACCGAAAGTAACATAATTTGCTCTCAAATTAGTTACAGTAGTCGTTGATGTTACTGATAGGGGAGCAGTTCCAGTTGCAATGTTAGAAATTAACTGTGTGCCCGTAACAGTTCCAGTGGCAGTAAAGTTACCCGCACCACTTAAAGTTGCAGATAGAGTTGTTCCCCCATACCACTTGTGGAAATCTGTTGTTGTTGGAACGGAACGCCATAGTCCATTAGATTCAATACCTAATGCATAATCAACAGCTGAGGCCCCAATTGAAGAATATAGAACAATCTTAGTACCTAGACTTCTTGTAGTAAATGCAGGAGTTGCAACACCATTAGTACCAAAATCAATCCAGTTGTTTGTCGAACCATTGATTGTTAGTTGTGCAGCAGTTGTTGAACCATTACCACTAAGAGTTAAGGTAGTAGATGCTAATGTTCCACTGAATGAAGCATTACCAGTATTGCCAAGAGTAAATACGTTTGTTCCACTTGCATTTCTACCAATTAAACTGGTGGTAAACTGGAGGAATAAACTATTGCTAGCAAACTGAATCTTGCCTGCTCTTTCTGAACCAAAAGTTCCACTAGTGAAGTAAATTTCTTGGTTCGCGGAAACTAGAATTGATTGAGTAGTTAATAGTCCTTGTAGTGTTGGAGTACTTGTAAGAGTATATGCAGTACCATTACCAATAAGTATAGCGCCATTACCTGGAGCACCTGTTAATCCAGTTCCACCTCTGGTAATTGGAATAGTTCCAGTGTGGTTGGTAACATCTAAGTGATATGCTGAGCTGTTACCACCAAGAGTTGCCGCGTCAACATCTCCACCACCTGCCGAGTTCTTAATTTCAATTGCACCATCAGCTCCAACACTAAATGTGGAAGTCTTAAACTTAGAGATGCCTAATGTGGAATACGCATCAATTGTGCTTTGAACTCTGTTTAGTCCAAGTCTAACAATTCCATAATATGTTGTAAATCCAACGCCTCCTGCAGGGAAATCTGCTGAAGTATATCCTTGAACATCAAATGGTTGAGTAGATCCAATTCCAATTGCAGTTACAACCCTTTGATACGAAGAATCACCTCTCAAGAATGTTTGGTTATTTGCAGATCCAGATCCAAGTCTAGTTGGTGAAATAGTACCAGATACAATGTTGGCAGCATCTAAACTATTTGTTGACAAGAGTGAGAAATTATTCGCATCATTTGAGGATGTATTTACGCTAGCAGAATAGGTGACATTCTGCTTTGTAAATGTCATTATACCGACTGGATTTGTTGCCGTTGATAAATCTACAGTATTCAGTAACAATCCATTAACCGACGTGAGAGCTTCTGCTCTGCTTTCATGAAGAGTAAATGAGTTTTGAGTTACAGATCCAGTAAAGTAGAAATTTCCAGTAGTTACTCCAGTTGGCGTATTTCCAGTAATTCTTACGGGATCTCCAGTTGTGAATGGATGATTTTTAAATACAATTTGATCGGTTGAAGTAACAATTCCAGGTCTAGTTAAACTATGACTTCCAGTTCCACTACTTGCCAGATCTTTAATAGTAGATAATGCATATGTTGTATAAAGAGCTACTGATGTAAGTCCGACTCTCTTAACATAATAAACCGCTCCATCCTCTAGAGGTGATACGACTGTACCTGCAGTTACACCATAGACTACTGGATCTCCATCTTGTAATGTATGTCCAGCACCAACTACAATTCTATCATTAACAAAGTCAACGGATCCTCCAACTCCAATATCTGTAGGAGTAAATGAGAATGTGGTTCCGATGCCAATATTTGTAGAAACACCAGAAGCATTTCTATCAGCAATATAGTCTGGAAGTGCCGAGGATCCTGGGAACTTCTGTTGATTTGTAAGTTTTAGATAAAGTCTGGTTTCTACAGTATTAACTTGAACAGTGAAATTCGATCCACCAGATCTACCTCCAATTGGGGTAGAATCATTAAGTGTAAGAATATCATTTGATGCAAATTTAAATCCACCAGTATTAATAGCAACATTTGATACTGTACCAGCAGCACTAACAGTAATAGTTGCGGTAATACCAGTACCAATACCACTAGATGTATCAAGTCTTACTCCAGTGTAAATTCCAGCCGCGCTGTATCCAGAACCACCTGTAAGTGATTTAAGGGTAAGAGCAACACCTCTAACTAAACCAGTAGTACCATATCCAACATTAGGGAAGGAAAGAGTAGTTGTGTTAACTCCAATTGTTGGTGGTGTGGTAACAATACCAATTGCACCTCCAGCAGAAGTAGTGCTTACTACTTGATCTCCATTCTGGAAATTGTAAATAGATGAGTTATTTAAAATTAGATATTGACCAATAAGATCACTAACGAGAACAAAGGAATCTATAGGTTCAGTAACAACATCCCCAGAGTTAAGGTTCGTAGCGGGAATTAAGTTAACTAACTGAGTTCTGCCACCAACGTTAAGAGCTCTGTAGTAATTTATAGTTTTAGGTGGAATCAAATCAGCGTTAATTTGACCAATAGAGTTTAACTGAACAATAGCGTTTGGAATTGCATTTGTTGATACTAATTTATCAATAAAGTTACCAAGTCTATTGTTTAAGAAACTTCTAACTGCAAGTTGAGTGGAAACCCTCTTGTTTAATGGACCACCAGTTTCATTATCGCCCAAATCCCCATCAGTTGAGAATTCTTCAACCGCGACACCACCAGATAGAGATAATCTAAGAGAATCGAGAACACCAATGGTAACAGTGTTGTTGAAGATAATATTACCGGTTCTGTTGAATGCGGTAATAAAGTCACCAATCTTGAAGTCACCAAGTTCATTAGTACCAGAGGAGAATACTCGGCCGCCACGTTCACCAATTTGTTCAGTTCTCGTATCAGTCTTACCACCATTTTGTGGTAAAGCATTATAATCAATACCAGATCCAGAGAATTCCCATGTATGAGAAGAAGAGTTAATAATAGAAGGTCTATGGAAATGGAGTTTATAAGTTTCTGGTAAACTTGGAACACCTTGAATAGATCCACCAGCTAAAGTCGAATCAACTTTACATTGAACTGACCAATAAGTGCTAAGTCCAGCAACAGAAGCAATTGATGTTGAAATTGGACTACCACTATGATCACTAATTGTTAAGTTTGATCCTCCAGTAGCTGCAAAGTTTCTTCTGACTCCTTCAGAAAGTTCTACGGAAACTACGAGTTGTCTTGTAGTATTATTCCATGTATATGCATATCCAACCGCAGTGCCGCCGGACACCGTTTGTTGTACAGCTCTACCGGAAACAAAGTTAAGAGTTTGTATTCCTGCAATGGTTAAACTTTGATATATGTTATGTCTATCAATAATTTCTTTTGCAAAGAATTCTTGAGTATTTTTCTGTAATGTATGAATACCAGTTGATGCTGAAGTTAAATCAACGATTCTAGCTAAAGAATCGTCTTCAGCAAGTTGGAAAGATCCAGAATCAATATATTTTACATAATATTGGTTTTGGTTAACCAATCCACCAATAATTCTGCTTGGAATTACTCCCTCATCTCCAAGATAAACTAAACTATCTCCATTTTGGAATGGATGCAGAGCAATATTAATAGTGTCATTAGAAGTATTAACAGCACCACCGGCGGTTACTGCAGTACCAATAAACTCTGATGTAATTGGTGTTGGCTTGAAGTTTGCAGTTTGATCATTTCCAGCATTATCAAAGAATCTTAGAACATATAAGTCTTGTTCTGATCTACCCAATCCAACTACTTTTAGAGTTGTTAGTCCACCAGAAGTTCCAGTTGCTGCAATTCTTCCTCTGTCAAATCTGAATGAATTTGGACTGAATCCCGTAGATCTTAGAGCATAGAATCCAAAGTTAGTTGCAGAGTTTGTAATTGAGAGATAACCACCAGACTGAGTTAAAGATCCATAACGACAGAAGATTTGGAAACAAGAAACAACCTGTGCATATCCATCATTAATTGTTCTCCAACCAATACCACCGAAAGAAACCATGGTAAATGTTGCAGCAACCATGGACTTACCTTGTTCTGGTTGTTCATCAACAACAGGAATTTCAGCTTCTTGTGCAATTAATGGAATGTTTGGTGATAGTACTTTAGATCCATCAACAAGAATACCATTTCCACCCAAGAAAGAAAGAATGGAACAGTTTTGAATATATGGAGATCTAGAGATAATTGGTTTATCAGTCTTTGTTGCATATCCAGCTCTGGAAGTTAAAGGATCTGTAGGATCATCAAATGCAACTGCATAATCAAATGTTGACTGAGGAATACCAGCGGCATCAACCGCATCCTTCATTGCAAAACCTGTTACGTAAACACCATTTCTAACTCTAAAGAGGTCTTTACCAGCATTTAGAGGTCTAATAATAGTATTTCTGAGGTTATCACCAACAACTGCAACGTCGTCATAAAGAATAATTGGGTTATCTTCAGTATAATCACCCGCCTCAACAATAATACAAACAGGATTAGATTTTGTTTGTGGTAGAGATAACGCTGGACCAGCTTCAGTACCAAATCCAATGATAGTAGTAACAATACCCGTATAGTTTACAATCGCAGATCTTACATCTGCACAATCAGTTCCACCAATACTTGTTGAAGCAATGCCAACTAAACTTCCACTTAATAAAGCAGTGGTAAGAATTCCGACAAGACTATCGATAGTCGATCTGGTATTTGAACATACATTTGGATTCTTATTAGTTGATCCAACAGAAACATCATTTTGAATTGTAAGATCTTGGTAATTTAACCAGTTTGTTACTGCTTGTTTTGCATAAGTCCCTAAACTTCTGAATGCATAAACAGAAGCAGTTTCTTCACCAAGAACTCCGTTTGTTACTAATGTACCAGCACCATTAAAATACTTTTTGGTTGCATATATGATGTGCTGGTTTGTTCCGTAGGAAACGTCTTGTGCAATCGCGTCTACAATGTATCCAAGGTCTCTTGCACACTTACGGCCACCAACTACGGTTGTGGTTCCAATACCAACTGAACTGACTCCAATACCAAGAGTGCTGATTCCGGTAAGATTTCTTACATTATAGGTAGGAGTAACGAGGAAATATCCATAGTTAGTTGTAGTTCCAATACCTGCGGTGCTTCCTGCAGCAACTACTGTAGTAACGATACCAGTAAGAGCTGCAATTGTTGATCTAACATTTGCACAAGAATTAGGACTTGTATTGAATCCTGTTGCAGCGTCAGCAGTGATAGTTAAATCTCTGGAATTTAACTGATTTGTTACTGCAGAAGACATCAAATCTTTTGCACTACTAAAGACATAATTTGATTGTGCAGTTTCACCAACCAATCCATTTGGAATTGGAGATCCAACATTATCAAAATAGAATCCAGCAAATCTTCTTGTATAATTGTTACCACCAGTAAATACGTCAGTTGAAACTGCATCAACAAAGAATCCAGTGTCTCTAGCACACTTCCAAATTCCTGCAGTTGTTCCAAATCCAATTACATTAAGATTGAAGTTTCCAAGATTTAGTGCAGGAAGTCCACTAGTATTTCCAGCACCAACTGCGGCAGTAACAACTCCAACAAGAGAAGTAATGGTATTTTGTACATCAGTACATGCTGCAGTGCTTGTAACTCCTACAGCTCCAACTTTAGTTCCAGTATAAGATGTTGGTCCACTTGAAATGCCCAGATTCTTATTAGTGAGTCTGTTTGTAATTGCATTTCGCATTTGAATTCCAGCTTGTTGGAATCCATAAATGGTTTGTTGTTCCTCACCAGCTAAACTAGTTGTTCCAACACCAACAAAGTAGAAACCGGTAAATGCTCTTGCATAGTTGTTACCACCAGTAAATACGTCGGTTGAAACCGCATCAACAAAGTATCCAAGGTCTCTTTGACACTTAGCAGATGATACTCCAGAAGACCAAAGTGTAGGATACTGAACATTGATTGCCGTCATTGCAGTGGCAACAATTTCAGATTTATTAATTTGAATTAATCTATAAGCATCATAATATCTTGAGTCTTTGGTTGTAGAACCAATACCGGGACCAGGTACATAGAATCCTGTTGGGAATCCAATGGCAAGAGAAGCTATTGATTTATCAACAATTTCCTGTTTGTTAATTGTAATTAACTTATATGAATCATAATATCTGGATCTTGGATTGGTCTCAACTTCACCAGGGAAGAAGAATGTTGAACCAACTCCAACTGCAACAGAAGCTAAAGACTTATCAATAATCTCTTGTCTATTTCCAACGATAAGATTTCTAGCATCTTTTGATCTGTGGAAATAATTTGCATTATTATTTTCTGGATCGTCAATAATAGTAAAATCAAATGTCTGCGAAACTGCAGTTTGGTATAAAGTTGGTGGACTTTGATTGTTAATTACATATTGACCGAGGAATTTTACATAATCGATTGCAAAAGTAAATGGAACTTCTTCTCCAGTATATGTTCCTGAACCTCTAAGTGTAGACGCAACATTGATAGACTTAGAATTTCCACCAAATCTAATATCATATGCAAGAGCATCTACAACTGAACTTATGCCTGCCTTCCAAGTAGCCGCATTAAAGTCTGGGAATATTGTAGCAACACCAATGTTTTCATAGTTAAACTGAACATAAGCAATCGATTCTTCTTTGATAAACTGTTTGTTTGCGTCCAGTAGATCTCCAGCATCCAAATATCTTTGACCAGGAATTTGGAAACTATCAAATGAAGCTAATTGAGCTGCCCTCTTAAGGGTTCTAACTGGTAGAGCTTTACCATCATAAGCGTCATCACCATTTCTAGCTGAAACGTAGTATCTACTTTCAAATAATCCAGCGCCATTTGTGGTGAATCCCAATATACCATCAGGAGTTATACCTAACAATTGTCCAGCACTACCTAGGTTAGCAGGTAAAACTAGTGTATAATCTGAAGCAATACCGGAATTAGAAAGTTGAATTTTTACAGTTTTATCTTGATTTCCTACAGTATTAAATCCAACCAAAGATAATGTAGCACCAATACCAACTTGATTGAATGTAGAGATTCCAGTGTATCTAACATTTTCTCCAACGAGATTCGTAATTGTTGCAGCAGTAGCAACAAGTCGTGATATTCCTGTAATTTCAGAAGTATCGCCATCTACGGTAACAGATCCTGTGCCAATAGTAAGAACTCCAGTAATTCTAGCACTACCATCAACAAATAGAGCGGTGGTTCCAACCCCAACTGTAACTGTACCAGCACCAGTTCCAGAACCAAACGTAGAAACGCCAGAATAATTTAAGTAAGTTCCAGTGAGACTTGTAACTAATCCAGAATTAGCTTGTAAAGTTTCTGTTGTAGTTAGATCAGAAACAACAAGGTCAGTTGCAAATCCAACATTTGCATAAACCCTAGAAACACCAATTCCAGTTATTGATAGTGTCGTACCAATTCCAACATTAATATACGCTGTATTGGCAGATAAAGTTGTCGTATAAAGATCTGTAGCTACACCAGAAGTGATATAAGCATTATCAATGTCAAAACTTGTCGCAAATCCAGAATTTACATATTGTGCATTGACATACGATGTTGTTATAAAAGAACTTGTTGTAATTGCAACATTAACTTCTAAATTACCAAGATAAGTATTAGTTGCATTTAAAGAAGTTACTACACCAGAAGAAGCATAAAAATCATTTACTCTTGCACTAGTAATTCCAGCAGTAGTTACAATACCAGAAGTAGCATAAAAATCATTTACTCTTGCACTAGTAATTCCAGCAGTAGTTACAATACCAGAAGTAGCAAAGAAATTATCTACTCTTGCACTAGTAATTCCTACAGTAGTTACGATACCTGAATTAATATAAACTTGATTAATAGAAGCAGTAGAAATTCCAGCAGTTGTTATAATACCAGCA